GTTTTTCTAATTTTTTAATTGAAATACTACAAAAGTTTTCTAAACAGAAAATAGAGTTAGCATTATTTGATAATTTAATGAAGGAATATGGTTCTCTACAAACTTTAGGTTTAGAGAGTGATATGCTTCAAATAGCAAATAAGTTAGAAAAAAGAATACCTGAATATAAAACATTAAAAAACAAATTTGATGACGTTTTTCAAAAAGCAAAAGAATTAGGTGTTGATAAAATGGCTAATGATGCAAAAGAATTTAGCACAGCTTGTAGTAATTCAATTAAAAAATTAGAAAAACAAGCATCATCGTTAAGGGCTTTAATAAAAAGATAAAATAAGATATGAAACCAAGCGTGCAAAAAATAATTACCAAGTTATCTAAAGAGAAAGAGAAGAAAGTAGAGAGGGTTGAGTTGAGTAAACTTGATGACTTGTTATCTTGGGCGCAAAGCACTAAGGCAGACCCTTTTGATGAACTGTCAAGGGTAGCAAGACTTGCACAAAAAGAAGAACAAAATCTATATAAGAAATTACAACAGATAGACGAAAAGGAACAAGAAGCAAGACAAATTGCAAGAGCAATAGAAGAATTAGGTGGTAGAGATTTGTTAGGTAAAGTGGAAAAAGCACAAGACTTGTTAAAACTTAAACGTAAAAATATTAGAGAAGTACTAAAACTTCTAAAACAAGCAGGGAGAGATAGCATCTAAAAACACAACAATCTTAAAAACAATTTATTGTATTATATATGAAAGCGACAGATATGTTAAACAAAGTAAAAGAACTTCTTGGACAGGAAGTTGAAGAAGTAAAATTAGCGCAGGCGACTTTAGAAAACGGAACTGTTATAGAATCAGAAGATTTTGCTGTTGGTAGTGAAGTTTTTATTATAACAGAAGATGAAAAAGTAGCTTTACCCGTAGGCGAATATACTTTAGAAGATGGTGAAATGTTAAAGGTTGAAGAAGAAGGCATCATTGCTGCTATTGGACAACCCGAAGCCGAAGAAGCATCCGAAGAAGTAGAAGCTGAAAAGGAAGAAGAAATGGGCTACGCAACAAAAGCAGAACTTGCAGAATTAAAATCAATGGTTGAAGAAATTAAATCAATGATTGAAAGCAAGGAAGAAATGAGCGAAGAAAAGCCCGAAGAAGAAGAAGAAGTAGAATTATCTACACAAGAAGAAGAAGTGAAACTTGAAAAAGTAACACACAATCCTGAACAAAAAGAAAAACCAAACTTAAATCTATATGGTCAAAAAAGAACACAGACCACTATGGATAGAGTTTTAAATAGAATTGTAAACCTAAAAAAATAATTAAATGGCAACAACAACTTCAATAACTACTACTTATGCAGGAGAGTTTGCAGGTGAATATATATCTGCTGCCTTGTTAAGTGGTTCAACAATCGAAAACGGGGGGATTACAGTAAAGCCCAACGTTAAATTTAAAGAGGTTATCAAAAAAGTAAGCACAGATGACATTGTAAAAGATGCTTCTTGTGATTTTACTGCAACTTCTACAATTACTCTAACAGAAAGAGTACTTCAACCCGAATTTCAGCAGGTAAATTTGCAACTTTGTAAGAAAGATTTTATTTCTGATTGGGAAGCAATTCAAATGGGCTATTCAGCGCATCACGATTTACCACCTTCTTTTTCTGACTTTTTAATTGCACACGTTGCAGCTAAAGTAGCACAAAGAACAGAGCAATCAATTTGGGCAGGTTCAACTGCAACATCAGGTCAATTTGATGGATTATCTACTTTATTAGGTGCAGATGCTGATTTGCCTACTGCTAACGAAATTGCAGGTACAACGGTTACAGCTTCAAACATAATTACAGAAATTGGAAAAGTAGTTGATGCTATTCCATCTGCGCTATATGGTAGCGAAGATTTATTTATTTACGTTTCACAGAACGTAGCAAGAGCCTATGTAAGAGCATTAGGTGGATTCCAAAGTACTACACTACAAAATGTAGCTGCTGACGAAAACGTAGGTATTGCAGGAATTGGTGCTAATGGGTACGGTGGAAACGGAACAATGTGGTATCAAAATGGAGGACTTTCATTTGATGGTGTAAAAATATTTGTTGCAAACGGTTTAGCCGATAACGATATGATTGCAGCAGAGAAATCTAACTTATTCTTCGGAACAGGTCTATTAGCTGACCATAACGAAGTAAAAGTATTAGATATGAGCGACCTTGATGGTTCTGACAATGTAAGAGTTGTAATGCGATTTACAGCAGGTGTACAATACGGAATCGTTGATGACATCGTAACATACGGAATTGCAAATACTGCAAACGACTAATAACTGATTAACTAACACAAGAGGGTAGGTGGTATTGTATCTGCCTACCCTTTTTTAATATAAAAAAATATGGCTTGTGATTTAACTAAAGGCAGAAAAGAACCTTGCAAAGACGTAGTTGGTGGTCTAAAGGCAGTTTACTTTACAGATTTTGGAGATTTCGGTACAGTAACGCAAACAGACGATGAAATTACTGATATGGATGGTACTTTTACTGCATACAAATACGAATTAAAAGGGAATAGCAGTTTTGAACAAGCTGTTACATCTTCAAGAGAAAACGGTACTACTTTCTTTGACCAAACCCTTAACCTTACTTTAAAAAAGTTAACCAAAGAGGACAACAAAGAATTAAAACTATTAGCATTTGGCAGACCGCACGTTGCAGTAGAAGATTACAACGGTAATGTGTTTGTAATGGGTCTTGAACACGGTGCAGAAGTAACAGGTGGAAGCATAGCCACAGGCGCAGCTATGGGCGATTTAAGCGGATATACAATCACGTTAAACGCACAAGAATTAAAACCTGCTAACTTTGTAGCTTCACCAACAGCAGCAGACCCATACGATGGTATGTCAAGCGCAACAGTAACAATTACAGAGGGAACAAATTCCTAATTTTCATTTCGATTTTAGAGAGGGGGCTATTAAGCCCCTTTTTTTATACTAAAAAAAAAAAAAAAAAAACTATTGTATAAGTATGATAGTTTTACAAGAAAGTGCAAGTGAGCAAACACTAAAGTTTATTCTAAGAGAATTTACAAGCGGAGCAACTTACAACGTTACCATAACAAACGAATTAACAAGTTCAGAAGTTTACAATCAAGATGTAACTTCAATATCATCTAATTTGTATTTTAATGAGTTTACAGGCACTTTTAGCTTAAAAGAGAATAACTACTATATCCTAACGATTAAAAGTGGCTTAGAAGTTATTTATAGGGATAAAATATATTGCACAAATCAAACTGTTACCGATTACACAGTAAACGAAAGTGGATATATTACACATAGCACAACAGACGAATTTATTACGTTATAATGGATAATTTACATATAGTTAATTTAGCTTCATACAACCGACCTAAGATAAGCGAGGATAAAAACCGTGATTGGGTTGAATATGGTGAAGATAATGATTACTACCAATACCTTATAGACCTTTACACAGAATCAACAACAAACAACGCTATTATAAACGGTGTTGCCAATATGATATATGGTAAAGGCTTAGATGCTTTAGACAGCAACAAAAAGACAAACGAATACGCTGCAATGCGGTCTATATTTTCAGATTCTTGTTTAAGAAAGGTTGTATTAGATTTAAAGCTATTAGGTGAGGGTAGTATGCAAGTGCTTTACCAAAAAGGTGAAGTAAAAAAAGCAGAACATTTTCCAAGACAAACACTAAGGGCTGAAAAATGCAACGAAGATGGGGAAATAGAAGCGTATTACTATCATCATAATTGGGCTAAGGTAAAAAGAAGCGACAAGCCTAAAAGAATAGCAGCATTCGGATATGGCAACGGAAATGAACCCGAAATTAAAATAATAAAAAAATACGTTTCAGGATATGACTACTATTGTCCTGTGGATTATCAAGGTGGTTTAGCTTATGCAGAACTTGAATCGGAAATATCGGACTACTTAATTAATGACGTACAGAACGGTTTTAGTGGTACTAAAGTAGTCAACTTTAATAACGGTGTCCCTGATAGAGAAAAGCAAATGCAAGTTAAAAACGATGTAATGCACAAGCTAACAGGTTCAAGGGGTGAAAAGGTTATAATAGCCTTTAACAACAATGCAGAAAGCAAAACAACCGTTGACGATTTACCACTTAATGATGCACCACAACACTATGAGTATTTATCAAGGGAGTGTCAAAATAAATTAATAGTAGCGCATAGAGTTACTTCACCTTTACTTTTAGGTATTAGAACAGAAAACAACGGATTAGGTTCAAATAGTGAAGAAATAGAAACAGCATCCTTGTTGTTCGACAACATTACAATTAAACCTTACCAAGATTTAATTACAGATTGCTTAGATGATATATTAGCTGTTAATGGAATTAGTCTTAAGCTTTATTTTAAAACATTACAGCCTTTGGCTTTTATCGACACAGACAACGCACTTACTAATGAAGCACGTGAAGAAGAAACAGGTGTAAAATTAAGTTCTGATTTGCCTGACGAATTAGCGGATGACCTTATAGATTTAGGTGAAGATGAAAACTTAGACGATTGGATTCTTGTAGATGAAAGACCCGTAGATTATGACCAAGAAGAAGCCTTAGATAAAATGATAGGTTTAGCTTCTACGGGAACTGCAAGACCAAACGCAAAAAGCGAACAAGATAAAAATATAGAAGGCGTACAGTTTAAGGTTAGGTATCAATATTCGCCATTATCTGTAAGCAATAACTCACGTGAGTTTTGTAGAAAAATGGTAGCAGCCAATAAATTATACCGTAAAGAGGACATTATTGCAATGGACAATAAAGTTGTAAATGCCGGATGGGGGCCTAACGGTGCAGACACTTACTCAATTTGGCTCTACAAGGGTGGCGGATCGTGTCAACATAAATGGCTAAGAAAGACGTATAAATTCACAGGACTACCAAAAGGGCAAGGTGACGTAAAAAGTCCTAAAGCGGACACGATAAGCACAAATAAAGCCGAAAGAGA